ACAGCTCCAATTCTAGCAACAGCAGTTCGTCCAGTTCCGACAGCAGTTCTGCTTCGCCTGATGTCCCGAGAGAATTCACCATTGAATTCTACGAGATGGATGTCAACAATGTTTATCAGATCAAGGAGAGAAAGGTTGTCTCCCGAGTTGATCAGCTTGATGGTAATGGGCGGGATCAGTATGTCGGGGATGTGTTCGCTCCAGGTGAAAGCGATTACTTGATTGTGATCGACAACACTACCGTGAGCAACACGATTTCTCCTCGTGAGCAGGTTGTTGACCTTGCCATTGGTGGAGGTAGTGATGGTTCTGCTGTCACCAGTTCCCAGATCGTGCAAGGGTGGGCTCAGTTCGAGGATTCTGAGGAAGTGACCGCAAGTATCCTGATGTCTGGTGGGTACACGGCTGCTGCAGTTCTTCAGAAGATGGACGATGTTGCTGGTTCCTTCCGTAGAGATTGTGTGGCCATTTTGGATGCCCCATTTGGGCAGACAGATGCAAACACACTGGTGGCTTGGAGGAATGACACTCTTGCTATTAACTCCTCCTACTCTGCGGTCTATTCTTCGTGGCTACAAATCTACGATTCGTACAATGACAAGACGCTCTACATTCCACCCAGTGGGTATGTGGGGGCCTCTCTTGCCTACACGGATCTGGTCAGTGAGCCGTGGTTCCCGCCTGCGGGTCTGAACCGAGGACTTCTCAATGTGCTTGATGTCGAGAAGGCTTGGAATCAGAATGAGAGGGACTTGCTTTATCCGTCTCAGATCAATCCAATCCGTAAGCACAGTTCTGGCGGTACTGTCATTTGGGGACAGAACACCCTTCAGACCAAAACTTCTGCTCTGTCGAGTGTCAATGTCCGTCGCCTTATGATCGTGATCGAGGTGGCCATCACTGCGGCTCTTGAGTACTTTGACTTCGAGCCAAATGATAGGTTCACCCGCATTTACATCACGAACATGATTGACAGCTATCTCAGGACAATCAAGTCTAAGCGTGGTGTATACGACTATCGGGTCGTGTGCAATACCACAAACAACACAGGTGACGTGATTGATCGCAAGGAACTGAACGTAGATGTCTACGTCCAGCCCACTCGTGCAGCAGAGGTTATCAACCTGCAGGCGATTATCACTCGAAGTGGTGTGTCGTTCGACGAAGTCATCGGCACATAGTTTTTGTTCTGGAGGGGGGTGCCTGTAAAATTCGCCAAGCGTTTGGAGCAGGCACTCCCCGCAGTTTTTCAGGAGGTTGATAATGGCAGTTAATCCCCATGTGGAACAACTCCGTGGCGTGGGTGAACCTGCTCGACAGTATCTCTGGGAAGTCATGCTCAATGGGACTCTCCCTGGGAGTACTACAGGTGGGGGCAATGATGGTCCCACTCTGACTTATCGAGCGATGTCCACCACGATTCCAGATACGATAGTCGAGCCGTATGAACACCAGTACAAGTCCACGAAGGTCAGGTATGCAGGGAAGGATGCGTCAGCCAAGTCGTTTGACATTACCTTCTTTGATGCGACTGACTTGCTTGTCTTCAAGAATATGACGACTTGGGCTGAGTTCTGTATCAACCACAACAAGGTTGATTACGCGATCAATATGAGCATGGTTATGCTGGGTCGGACGGATGACAATGATGAGTTGATGACCGTGACCTTGATAGATGCTTGGCCGGAAGCAGTTCAGCAGGTGACTTTGGATTATGCGTCCAATGATGCTTTGAATGTGGCTGTCACGTTCAGTTATGATGACAAAGAGACTAAGTAAATGGCTAATGACCATGTGACGGAGCTCCGTAAACACGGGACTCCACAGATGAAGAGCCGTTTTTCGGTGATCTTGAGTGCTGTTGACGGTGTCTCAAAAAAAGATGTGGAATTGGTGTCCCAAAGGGTCACTAACATCTCGCCCGTGTTTGAGATGCTGGCAACAGCTCAGCCTGCTCCGTCAAAGAATAGTCATTGGTACTACTTTGATGACGATGATGTATCACCGTTTACTCTCACTGCCACAGAGTTTTCTGATATGAAGACTCTTGCCTATTTTCGTGCGTGGCGAGCAATGCAAATCAATGATGATGGGACTTACAATGTTAAGAACCATTATGAAAAGAGCATCTCAGTGTATTTGCTGGATGCCTCATACAAAAACACACTCTTGGAAATAAAGCTGAAAGGGTGCTTTATTGATCGGTTGGCTTTACCTGATTTAAGCTACGAGGGGAGTGAACCCGTGTCAATCGAAGTCAACTGTACCTATGATGAGATTAAATTTCCCCCAAGTTCTGGAGTAAGTGAATAGTCTACGATTCTGATGAAGGAGGAGTGCAATGCAGATAACGGACATAGATACAGTTGCTAATCAGCCCAAGCAATCATTTGCGTTGGAGACTGATTTGATTACGTCAAGTGCCGAAATGTTTGGGGAATATCCGAAGAAGGTGATGTTCAATCCCTACAATGTGGCTCAGATGAAGAAGGTGGTGTATGCTCCAGACAACGCATCATACTATAAAATCTTGGCCTCGGTTATGCAGGAGCTTGTGGACGTCAATGTCTATGACTTAACTGTACTGGATTTTGACAAGCTCCTGTGGGCTGTTCGAGTCAATACTGTTGGGCCGAAGGTCAATTACCACATTCGGTGCGGGAAGTGCCAACAGCTTTCTCCCTGTTATTTGGACTTGACTACATTCTCGCTCAATCCACTCCCCAAGGGATTCAAAGAGTCGAGAGCCATTAACAAAGACGTTCTTTTGCATCTCCCCCGTGTGGGAGCCTTCATCGAGCAGCGGGAGATGGATGAGGAGGATATTACTCCAATTGACCATCACGCTGGATATATTCAGGCGTCCTCTTTCAAGGAATCCTTGGAGATTTTCGATGGGCTAGACCCCGTTGCTATCCCGACGATTCATAAGTATGTGAAGGAGGTAGACAAGTACGGTATTGATGCTGGGTACGAGTTCAATTGTGCGGGATTTACAGATGAGGCAAAGACAGTTCCTTGCGGAGCTGTTGAGCAGCTCCGCGTGGCCTTTCGCCACACCTTCTTTCTTCCCGACATCGTATAAGACGATTCTGTTGAAGCAAAGGGAGCTTTGGTACTACCTTGGAGGGCTGTCCGATCCAGTGGAGACTATGTTTTTTGATGAGTTCCTTGACCACCACGCTTGGTTGCTTGACAAGCTTGATGCATAGGAGTGTTTGATGCCTACACCGTCACTTGACGTGACTTCGATTTCCGCAGACAAAATCTCTGTGGCCGGTGCTGCTTCTCTTGAGTCTCGTGGTTCTTCCTTGACTATGTCATTGATGACCAAGCAGCTCGGAAATATCTATGACTCCCTGAAGGGCAGTTCCCTCAGTGTTTCCGAGAAACAGGTGGTGGTGGACAGTAGCCAAGAGATTGTGTCAGTTGCAGAGAAGCAGCTTACAGAGACTAAGGATAGCAAGGAAGAGGAAAAGCACAACACAGCCTTTGATCGGGCTAAGCAGAAGGCGGCTGAAGTCAAGACAGCAGCAGCAGAGAAGACAAAAGAGGGTGCAACTAAAGTGGGGGCTGAAGCGGGATCTCTTGGTCTCAAGGTGATGGCTGATTCTTTGGGGCTTTCGTTCCTTCCAGATTTGGTAGCTGAAGCTATTGGAACTGATGTCCCTACGTTGATGTCTGACGCTTTTAAGAAGATGATGCCTGAGAAAGGAGCAGCAGAGGATCGGGATAAGGAGAAGACAGAAGCAGCCGAATCTTCTGCGGAGGAGGCTGTAGTTACAACCCAAGTCCTTCAGGATACGATGAAGCAGGACAAAGTCTTGGGCATAGCTGAGGCCGAGAGGGGTCAAGACACTCTTTTTGAACTCCAGAAATTGAATGAGAATGTGAAGCGTATTGATGGTGGGGATGGCGGAGGTGGGGGAATCACAGGGGTTGTATGGGATACCATTAAAACAGGCATAACCAGTGTTATAGGTGGCTCTATAGGAAGTATAGTTACTGCTAATGCCACCGCAATAGCTGTTGGCACAAAAGGTGTTTTAGCTAAAGCTGGTAATGTTGTTGCCGCAGGAGCCAGGTTTGCTGGGAATGCCGTCATTGCAGGAGTTACTTCCGGATTCATTCCTGCGGCTGTGGCTCTTGGGTTATCTGTCAAAACATTGAGCGATGCTGTTAAGACTGTGGAGGTTGAGAGGAAAGCCGATAAAAGCAAGGTCAAATTGAGAGAGGCTTCTGCTAAAGGGGCGGCAGGACTGGCAGCAATCCGAGCTGAAGAGGTGGGTCTTAGTCAAGCTGAGATTCAAAGTACTCGCACGATGGATGAAAAGGGCAAAAAATTCACTGTTGCTCAATTGGAGGCAAAAAGAGAGCAGGCGGCGTTAGCTTCTCAAAGGGTAGACAATGAACTGCAAACTCTGGATGCCCAGAAGAAGATGTTACAAGAAGGTAGCGTTTGGGACAAGAGTTTGTTAGGTGGGAAGCGGTGGACAGCTAAGCAGCAGGAACATTACAACAAATTGACGCAGCAGAGAATGGAGAATCAGGGTGATTTGGGGGTGTTAGATGCAGAGATTGTGAAGCAGGCTAAGACTGAGGTAGAAGAGAACAAGAAGTGGGAAAAGAAAATGCGAGAAGTGGAAAAGCCTGGTATCAAGTTGCTGACGGATAAAGAAGCGATGGCTGAGGTAAAAGCAGAACGTCCACAAACCCTAGCTGAACAAGATGAGATGATACGTCGAGCAAATAGAAGTCCTGAGCAAAAAGCCCGGGAAGCCAAGAAATTTGCTGAAGACGTACAGCAGGAAAAGGTTCGAATGGTGGAAGAAAAATCCAGACCCGTTCCGGCTGATGCGGGACAGCAAGCCGAGTGGGCTCGGTCTCTGGATCGTGCTACTAAATCATGGGAAGAGACAGGGAAAAAGATAGCAGCCAGTCAATCAACACAGGTAATCGAGTTGAAGCATTCAGCTATGAATCAGCCTGACAACGTGAATGATGCTGTGTCGGCTGGGGCGGCTGGGTTACTCGGTGGAACATAGGAGACATTATGTCTGCTGGTTCAGGTATTCCAGAAGAAGAAAATCCTTTTATTCTCCAGATTAACCAGACTAGGGGAGATGGTGAGAGCACGATGGGACCAGTGGTAAGAGCCAGAGTTTCTGAGGCTGTCGCTTTGTCTTTATCCAATGAGTATGGATCCATCTTCGATTCCAACAATGATAACATTCTTGGTAAAGGAGCTGCTGCGGGGTATGCCGCAGCAAAAAACCTTGGATTCAAAGGAACAGACAAGGAGTATACGTCTATGACTCATTTTGGAACAACTCAGATGTGGAAAGGATCTTCCAACGGTGGCTTTTCTTTCGAACTTTTGTTCGTAGCAAAGACAGACCCCGTCACAGAGGTCAGGGACAACGTCATCAAACTCTATAAGATGTGCGTCCCCTCTCTGTCCAAGTTCACCATGATTAGACCACCGACAGTCACTTTGTCTATTGGTAGGATGTTGCGCCTTGAGAATTTCTACATTACCAATGTGGCCTTTACGCAGTCGATGAAATTAGTGCGTACTGAACCAGGCAAGGGGCGTCCTTTGCCCATGAAAGCAGAAGGTGTGATTGAAGTTATTCCGAAAATGATGCTGACTGATGAAATTATAGGGAAAATTTTTCCATGAAGCTGACAAGAGACTACTACCAAATCGTTCAGGTACTGGACAAATATGAGTACGACTTTCTTCAGGGAGGCATTCCGAAGTTCAAGTCGTACATCACGCGGGATCCCACCTACGTGACATTTGCTTCCAAGTACGTCGGGCGATTGGACCTTTTATCATATAAGGTGTATGGCACTCCCTATTTGTGGTGGGTGATTGCCCTGGCGAATGACATTATGGACCCGTTTGATCAGACAGCCGTTGGTAATTTGCTGATGATACCAGACATTGCGGATGTGTACGATTTCTACAATGCTGAGTACGTCTCTACCGAGGGTTTCTAAGGTGTATCATGGGTACATTAGCAATCAAAAACAAACTGGCATTCTATCTGGTGATAGACAACGCTATTCAAGTGGATTTTGTTGTGGGGGGTTTATCCAGCTTCCTTCTCATTGAATCCACGAATTCGTTTGTTCCTGTCGCTCGGTTAAAGTTCACAGACCTCACTGGTTTGGTGCTGGATAATTATGACAAGCTCTATACAGGTGACCTTGTATACAATTTGGGTCATGCGGGGGACTCGGGCAAGAACGGGGTCAAGCAGTATAATCATTACATCTTCACCCAAAAACCGACTGAGTTGTTCACACCAGTTTCTACTTCTTCTGTAGCTTTTGACATCACGACTTGGGCGGAATTGGGACCTACGCTAACATATGGGGACCATGTGAGAAGCTTTGGTGAGGTGTCTGCGGCGGATGCTATCACAGCTTTGTGTACTGAGGAGGGTATTGCCACCCGAATGATTGAGCCTGGTTCCGACAAGCAGTTCTATATCCAAGGGCAATGGACGAATGCTCAGTTCATTCGATATCTCGCTACCAAGGCTGTGTCCAAAGAGAATGGACAACGTGGGTATCTCTACTTCACAGATCGGGAAGGGAAGCTAACCTTTGCCTCTCCAAAGTATGTATATGAGCAGAACAAAGCCAGTGCTGTCAAATTGGCCTTTGCCAGCAATCCGAAGTATTATGCAGAGCACAAAGACACAACGGTGTTATCTTGGGCATTTGAATCAAACGCTCAACTGTTCTTTAGTTCCACAAGTTATGGGAGGGTCTTCAAGTATTTTGATCCTTCCGAATATAAATATGATGAAGTGTTAAAGACAGCGGCGAACGAAGTCTCCGCATTCTCCATCACCACTTTTGCTCTTTTGAATACCAAGTTCGGAGATTATTCCTTGTCCGAACCTCTCGGCAGAAAGATTGTGGATGAGGTGACGCTGAACACAAGATCCATGTCGTCCCTATTCGATCTCACAGTCCTCATCAATTACAACGATGATGTCCGCTTGGGGTCTGTAGTCAATTTTCAAATGCACCTGGAGAAAGGGATATCCAGTGCAAGTTCCCGTATGGTACTGGATGTGATTTCAGCCGATTGGGTAGTATGTAAGATCGCTCATCGGGTGGATGCAGAGTCGAAAGAATACTTCATGAAATTGTCGCTCACTCGTTCTGGGATCGGTCAGAAGGCTGCTCAGAATTTGATGAAGTAAGGAATATGATGGCGGGTCACGAAAACGTACTTGAGACAGTCAGGTTCAAGAATGAGAAGTACAATTCCACGTATCAGGGGATTGTGCGGAACTCTCATGATATTACCAAGCCTGGGATAATTAAGGTTGAGGTCTTGCCCATGATGAAGGGGCTACCAACTAAGGACCTCCCGTGGGCCATACCGAAGTGGCCAAGCCTTAATCGGACGCAGATGCCGCAAGAGGGGACGACTGTTTGGGTGTTCTTCCAGGAGGGGGACATCCTCAAGCCCGTATACGAGTCCAACGGAATCCCCATAAAGGCCCTCGGTGATCAAGCGACGACACCAAACCAGACCCCCGAAGGAACGCCTCACACGCATGAGGGGCATGATTTGGGGGATCCTATATACCATCAGGAGAGGGCTGATAGCATCAAGGCATTGGAGAATCAAGACAGAGTGGGTCCTGTAGAGCCTCTGATGACTGCTGCTCCAATCTATCCGTACAATGACATCTTCCTTACCCCTGGCGGGATGATGGTTGAATTTGACGATACTGAGGGCAACCGGCGGTATCACTTGTACCATCCTGGTGGTAGCTTCACAGAGATGACTGAGGACGGGGATGTTCATACCCGAGCAGGGCGGGATTCAAAGGCCTTCGCCCGTGGTGTAATGCTCAGATATGCCAAGGGAGAATTGATACTCCAGTCTGAGAAGGAAATCCAGCTTGTGGCTCCCAAGATCAATATGGTGAAAGGATAGGCATGGCACTCATTGCTCCGATCACAACCCGGAGAGGTTCTACCTACAGCGACCTGGACTTTGGTATGCGGCGGGACTTGTCTGACCATTTGAAGGTCGTGGTGGACCTAGAGGCAGTCACACAGTCCATTGATACTATCTTCCTAACCCCGGTGAACAGTCGGAAGTTCTTGCCGGAGTTCGGGAGTGTAATGGACAGTATTTTGTTTGAGCCTATCTCAGTATCTACGGCTATTACAATTACGAATGAGATCAGGAACGTCATCAACCGATGGGACCCGAGGCTTGTACTGTCCGAGGTTACAGTAATTCCAGACTATGATCACAACTCTTACGATGTCCTCATCAGAGGATATGTTGACGGGCTTGAAGAGTTTAGTTACAGCAAAGCAGTCTCTGCTGGATAAGGAACAGACATGGCCGGTAACGATGCCAATACAATGCTTCTCCTCCATTGTGATGGGATAGAAGGAGCTCAATCCTTCCCAGATTCTTCTGTGGGAGGCGCTACCCATACTGTTAATGTTGTAGATCACGCTCAAGTGGACACAACAATCAAGAAATTTGGGACGGGATCAGCTCAATTCGACGGAACTCTTGATCGATTGTGGATTGCAGATCATGCTGATTTCGATTTTGATTCTGGTGATTTCACTATTGATTGTTGGGTGTACACAACTTCAGACACAGAGCAGTATCTGATATCTCAGTATGACGATGGTTCCAACAACTGGCGACTGTTCTTTTTTGATAGTGCTGGTAGTCGATATTATGCATTCTACGCCAGTACAGGTGCTGGTCTTGCTGTCCAAGTTGTGTCCTCTACTGCTATTTTACTCAGTCAGTGGGTACATTTGGCTGTTGTTCGAAACGGGAATACATTCACAATTTATGTTAATGGTGTGGACAGAGGATCAGACACTGATGCTAACGATATGCCTGATCTTGCGGGTAATGTTGAGATAGCGTCTTACAACACAAGCACACTTTTAACAGGTTATTTAGATGAGATCCGTATTTCTAAAGGAGTGGCGCGGTGGACTTCTGGATTTACTCCCCCAACAGAACCTTACACTTCTGGAAACAGTTCTAGTTCTTCAAGTCCGAGTTCTTCCAGTCGTTCTAGTGTGTCTTCAAGTAGTTCTAGTTTTTCCAGCCGGTCATCGAGTAGTTCAAGTCAGTCATCAAGTAGTTCTAATTCGAGTAGTTCGTTTTCCTCCAAATCTTCTAGTAGTGGAAGTAGTTCTCAAAGTTCCTCGTCTTCAATTTCTTCATCTTCAAGCTCTCGTTCTTCATCGTCTAGTTCGAGTAGCAGTAAGTCTAGTGAGAGCAGCTCGTCCAGTTCTTCCAAATCAAGTGTGTCCAGCAACTCTTCAAAAAGTTCAGCGAGTTCTAGTAGTTATTCTTCGAGCAGTAGCCAGAGCAGTTCAAGTAGTTCTTTATCAAGTAGCTCGTCCAGCAGTTTGTCCAGCTCTCGGAGTTCCAGCAGTTCCAGCAGTTTGAGTAGTAGGTCCAGTTCCTCAAGCTCATCGTCGTCCAGTCAGTCGAGTTCAAACAGTTCCTCAAGTTCATCGAGCTCCTCCCGGTCCTCCAGCAGCTCCAGTTCTAGTGGGTCAAGTAGTTCATCGAGCAGCAGCCGATCCAGTTCGTCGAGCAGTTCTCAATCCAGTAGCTCGAAGAGTTCTCTCAGTTCGTCCAGTTCAAAGTCGAGTGTGTCCAGTTCCAAGAGTTCCCAGAGTTCACTGAGCAGTTTCAGCTCCTCCATGTCATCCGCCACTTGGGAAGATACCCATGTAATGGATGAGGTCTCAACATGGCTGTCGGAAGAACGATATAACACAACTGATGTCCTGGCAGTCATTGCTGCCCTCTCTCAGGAGTCACAGAGTATCTTTGATGACATTGGGGAGTTGCCTGAGCAGAGGTCTATCACTCAGGTTCCAGCCGCCAACCTTTCGGACCTTGAGTATTCCCTTGGGATGGTGCCTGAAGGAGACTGGCCTGCGGAGCGTCGTCGTC